AGCGCCGGCGCGTGCTCGCCGGCGAACAGCGGCGCATAGTCGAGAGTGCAGAGCCGGCGCACCATGCGCGCACGCGACTCGCGCGTCCACGCGCTGATAACGCCGCGCTTCGGTGCCGGCTCATCGAGTTCGAGCAGCGTCATGTTGCCATTCTCGCGGAGCGCCCGCTGCACCGCACGTTCCGCCGTAGCCGCGAGCTTTGCGTAGTCGCGGGTGCCGATCTGGATCGAGCCAGGCGAAACCGTGATCCGCCACCGCGGGCCTTCCTCCCCCGCCCAGGCCGGCATCGTGTGCGGCGCGCGATCTACGCACGCCTGCACCTCGTCGCGCGACCGGAACACCCGTCCGAGCGCTGGCGGCAACTCCGCGCCGGCTACTGCCTCTACCGGTGGTACGGTGCTACCCTGCTTCACATCGAGCCCTTATCTCGATTCACGCGAACCCCGGCCCTCACGCCGGGGTTTCGCTCTTTCCGAGCACACTAACGGCGCGACGACCCCCGAACGTGGAGGCGCGCGGAGCCGGCACGCCGGGCATCCTGTCCGGGTGAATCCCAACTACCCCGAAGGCATCTGGGCCTTGCTCGGCGGCGGCGTCGTCGCCCTCATCATCTGGCTGCTCATCACCGCCGGCGCGATCGCGCTCAGCATCTGGATCACCTACACCGTGATTTGGCGAGCCGTCCGACGCGGCCTCTACGAGTACCACAACCCGCGCCCCAACCGCGCCTCGCGCGACCTCCAAGACCGCGTCCGCGGCCCCCGCGACTGGTAGCAGCGACTTTCGAACATAGTGCACGGTTTCGGCGCGAGCTCGACGTCGCCGGCAGCTGCTGCAGGAGCGAAAACCGTGCACTGTGTTCGAAAGTCCGAGAACGCCCACTACTCCCCCTCCCCGACGAGAACCTCGACAGCCGGCATCTCGGCCGGCACGCCGCCGCCTCGTGGCACGAGCTGGAGAGGCACCGCCCGATGCTCGTGCGGATCATGGCCCTTGCACATCTCGCGGCGCGTCGGCAGGTCGCAGATATCGCACAACCCATCGACGTTCCCGCCCTTGACGACGTGCACGGCGTCGAGCGTGTCGTAGGTCGCGAACGCACGCGAGCCGGGGCCACGGAACCACTCCTTGTGGAGCACGTCGGCTTGCTCGCGCTTCCCGCTCGTCCACGCGTCGAACTCGATGGTGTCGTAGCTCTTGAACCGGAACACTCGCTTCGGCGCCCAGAGGCCCACGCCGGAGCCGTCGAAGCCTTCGACCGGCGGGGCCGAGAAGTATCCGCGGCACTCGGTCACAAGCTGCGTGACCTCGCGCATGATCTTGTCGGCCCGGGCGAAGCTCGGCGCCGTCCATGAGAGCGTGATATCGCGCCGGCGGAGCTGCACCAAGACGTTCTGGAGGGGCGCCGGCAGCCGGCCCGAATCGCGCGCGTTCGCGACGCCCACAACCTCATCCATGAGCACGTCGCAGTGCTCTGCATCCACGAGCTGCCGGTAGTCCGTGAACGGGATGTACCGCGGGTGGTCGTTGCCGTTCTCATCGAGCAGCCGCACGGTCGAGAGCACCCACCGGCCGGCATCGAGCGACGGAATCACGTCGTGCACCGCAAGCAGCGACTTGCCGCCACCGTTCGGGCCTACGTAGGCGCGGATCGGCTTGGAACGACGGAAGGCCCTGCCTTCCGCTGCCCGCCGGTCTGAGCCGCCGAACAGCAGCACGGCGCGCGCTCTCAGCGGCAGGTTCACCTTCGCCGGCATGCTCGCAGTGTCGCGCCGCGCGAACGGCGGTTCGGTGTTGACCTGGATCGTGACGTTCGACTTTCGTCCCATCATGCCCTCCGTGTTCGGGGACGGCCATGCGCCGTCCTCACTCGCTGACGCTCGCTCCGGCGGCGCATCAGCCGGCCCCGCCCACGAAGGGCACATGGGCGGCGATAGCTCGAAGCGTCTTCGCTGCCAAGCCCGACCCGTAGACGGCGAGCACGACGGCGGCGACGGCGAGCATGCCGACCCACTCGAACCATGCGATGAGCACGCCGCCGGCCGCGAGCACGTCGTTAACGGTCTGATCGAAGTTCGCGAAGAAGTCGGGAACCTCGAAGTCCTCCGGCGAGAACCAGCCGAGCACCGTGACGAACATGTCGCGCCAGCGCTCGATGAACCACTCGATGATCATGCGGAACCTCCGAATCCCCGGTACTCGACTACGCCCGCGATGTATCGCACGATCGCGAAGACGCCGGCCACGGCGACGACCAGGAACGACGCCCACCGACTCGCGATCGCCATGCCCTCAAACGGGTCGCCGGGGCAGCTCGCGAGGAACTGTTGCGGCTCATCGGGTAGCCACGGCCACGTGATCGTGATGCCCTCGCAGCTCCCCTCGGGGATCTCGAACGCCCATGCTCGCATTGCCGAGATGACCTGCCCGGGTGCCGTCTCTTCGGCCGCGTCCTCGACATCGTCGAGCATCGAGTCGATGACGCTCTGTCGCGGCACGAAGGCGCACCAAAGCGGCTGGAACACCCACGAGAACGGATTCAGCACGCCCCACCCGGTCGGCCAGCACTGCCGCGCTTCCGGCTCCGGGCGCGTGCTGCCGTCCGTGTCGATCAGCTCGCCCAGGTCAACCTCTTCGCCTGTCTCCGGGTCGCGCACCGGGTTCGGCGGCACATCCGGCGCCGGCGCTGTCGGCGGGATCGGCTGCGGCGTCTCGTCGCCGTCCTCTTCCGTGTTCGGCAGTAGCGTCCCGGGCTTCCGGAATGCACTGCACCGCTCGATCGGCACGTCGTAGTTGCCGTACTTGCACCGGAATAGCTCGGGCGTCTCCGACCACTCCTCGACCCACGACGGGCAGTAGGACGCGAGCGGGCCGCACGATTCCCACGTGCTGCCGTTCTTGCGCTGCAGCTGCAACTCGCACAGCGCTGCGCCCGTGGGGCTGAAGCAGTCCGGGTAGTCATCGATGAGCGGGGCCACGGTCGCGGTCGCGTCCCCGCTGCCGAGCTCGACCCATTCGGTCGTGCCGTCCGCCTGATATTCGACCTTCATCGATACGGCCGCCATTCCGGCATCGCACCGCACGGGCGGCACCGGAAGGTGCCCGCCCTGCTCGACGTCGACCCGCGCGGTCGCGGTCACGTAGCTCAGTTGCGTCGAGCCTGGGGCGCGGCATCCGACCGTCGTACGGATCGTGCCGTGATACCCGTCAACGTGCGGCGTGCCGATCGTCTTCGTGCCGAGCACGGTGCCGCTGTCACTCCATCCGAGGCCACCGCTCGCCCTCCCGACAAGAAAGACCCAGTCCTGCTGGGTGCCCGCCATGCCCTCGCAATTCGTCTGGATCGTGAACTGCTGTCCGACGACCATCCCGGCGAGGTTCACCGAGTTGTTGCAGTACGTCGCCGACGACCACCCGTTCGTCGTGCCCATGTACGCCCACCCGAGCGTGCCGGTCGATCCAGCGGTCACAACCTCGAACGTCGCGCCACCCCACCGCGGCGACGACGGAACGGAGACGGCCTGAATCTCCCAGCCACCCGCCACCGACACGGGGTCGAAGCATTGAGCAGCGGTCGCCGTCGCGATGGGGCCGAAGAACTCGGCACCGGTCTGCGACGACGGCCTCGTGTACGACAAGCACACGCTCGGCCCGGACGGGCCCGAGAACTCCGGATCGGTCTCGACGTAGACGCCCTCATCGACGCCGAAGACCTTGAGCAGCCCGAGGCCCACCGCGGCACCCGTGGCGCCGAGCACCGTCCCGAACCCGAGCGTGCCGACGGCACCCGTGCCCGCGGCCGCAGCTGTCGCTCCGGTGGCCGCGGTCGCGCCGCCGGCGCCGGACACGATGCCGGCCTCGACCAGGATCGGCAGGTTCGCGCAGTTGGCCGTCAGCGTCGAGTACGAGCCGCAGTTGCCCTCGAGCATCCGCACGGCCTGTGCCGCCTGCGCTGGCGTTGCGAGACCTACCGGCAGCAGTGCCGCGACGACGGCGACAGCGCCGGCCACGATCGATCGAGCACGCATAGTGTCCCCTCCCCCGGATAGAGCGAAGGGCGGCACCGGCTGGGGGAACCGGTGCCGCCCAGTCGGGTGCGCCTTACGACGCGGCCTTCTTCACGGCCTTCTTGCCGAAGCCGACGCCGAAGAGCAGCGTCCAGAGGCCGACCCCGAGGGTGACAGCCGCGACGCCGATCGCGAGCACGGTCGCGACGCCGCCACCGAACGTCGCCGTGAAGTCGTCCGCGTCGTAGGTCGTGTCGGGATTCTCCATCTTGCTTACCTTCTTTCTGGCCCACGGGCCATCTGTTGCCGACCGGCGGTCGCCGGCCGGTTTCGTCAAAGCCCGCGGGCTTTGGACGTCTCTACGAGCCACCCGAACGCCGCCGACGCGGCGAACAGGGTGACCACGATCTGCACTGCCTCAGCCACGTCCGGCCACCCTGACCGCGCGGAGCCCATAGCTTGCGCCCCACAGCGGCACGAGGCCGAGGAGGAAGCACGCGATGATGTCGCTCAATCCGCGATCCCCTTCCCCATGAGGAAGCCGGCGACCGCGACCACGGCGAGCACCGCCGCCATGATGAGCGCGTCGCGAAACTCGTGATCCATCACCGCACCACCAGCGAAAGCGCGAGTGCGCTCGACAGCACCCCCGCGAGCACGAGCACCGTGCCCAGCGCCGGGTTGTCGTTGACCCAGCGGAGCATGCGGAGCAGCATCCGGAAGACGCTCAACAGCCGGCGCATCACATCGCCGCCCGTCGCTCGACCGGCATGCCGGCACCACCGCGCCACCGGCGCCGGATGCCGGCGCAGATCGCACGCCAGATGCCGCGGGTCAGCAGCTCTCCGACCAAGCCGAGCGCGAGCACCAGGCCGGCGAAGAGGGCCATAGCCCCGAACAGCAGGAGCGCGGTCAGCACGGCGGCTCCATCCCGTACATGGCGGCGAGCTCGTCGCCACCGGTCGGGTCAGCCGCAGCGATGAGCGCCATGAGCCGGCGGTAGTGCTGCTCCCGGATGTCTTCCGCGATGATCGCGTCGATCGCTGGCGGCTCGATGCCGGCGGCGACCAGCTCGGCGCGCAGCGTGCGCTGCCGAATCTCCTCGCGGATGCGAGCGCGAGCCTCGCGCTCTGCCTTCTCGATGCCGGCCCAGCCGGCCTCGACTTCCGCCGCCGTGGCGACGGGGATCGCATGTACGGTCTTCATGTTGTCTCTGCTCACTCAGAGATGACCGGGCCTGGTGTCCGGGGCCGGGTGCTGCAACACCCGGCCCGAACCGGCCCAGGGCCTCTAGAACCCGACCGCCGCCGATGCGCCCACGGGAGGCAGCGCGGAGAGCGCCGAAGCTTCGCCCTTGTACCGACCCCGGAGGCCGAAGTTCGACGACTCGACCTCCACGATCCAGTCGACCTCGTCGCGCGGCTGGAGGCCCGCGATCGGGTCGACCTCGTGGCCGCGAGGGTTGAACACCATCACGGCGATGGAGTCGCCCAGGAAGTCCCCGATCTCCGTGGAGACCGTGACCTCGCGGCCGAACACCTCGCCGCTGCTCTTCTTCGTCCGGGGGTCGATCTTCCGCACCTGTCCGGTGACGCGCACGATTGCGCTCATGGCTCTTTCCTCTCACTAGGTGGCCCGCTGCAACGAGCCTGTTGCGAGCACGGTACCATCACTCAGGAGTTATGCGGGATGTAACAAGCCCAGCCCGCACCCGAGCGCTCGCGCGCCGGCCCTGACGGGCCTCCCAGCGACGCGAATTCGGCGCAAGCGCCGAACTCGCACCCCCCGAATTGGGGGCGCCGGTCGTTCGGCCACACGGCGTGTCGGATGGGGGTTTTCCGTGTGACCGTCGAGCTGCGCAGCACTGCCGCATGGCCGACCTGGTACCAGCTCATCGATGCGCCCGTGAACTCGGAACTGGTGCGACAGCGGATGCGTGAGCGCGCCATCTTCGACTGGGTTCGGCTCGGGCACCGCGAAGCGACCGTGACCGCAATCGAGCGTGGCAGCGGCCGGCGCCGCGAAATCCGCATCACGGCCGGCGGCGAGCTGCTTGCCGTCACGCCCGCCCGTCGCACCCTCGCCCCGCGGAGCCGTCGCCTACCCGCGTGGAGCCGACGCACCGCCGGCAGGATGCCTGGCTCTACTACAGCTCTGGACGGCGGATGATCGCACAGCGGAGCCCCGTCCCACGGTGCAGTTCCGACCCGCTCGGCGAGGGCTCCGAAACCGGTAGCCGGCGACCTTGTTGCACCGTCCCAGCGACAGCCGGCGAGCTGCCTCCCGGGCGACCGGGGGGCTTCCAGCAGTTCCCCTCTTGGGAGTTCGCCCGCGCGCCGGCCCCATAGGTCAGCAGCTCCAGAGCGCCCTACACCGCGCATGCCGGCTCCGGCCGCGAAGCGGCCTCATCGCGAGGGCTCGCCGCCCGCCGGCGCTCGTACTCCGCGCGCGCCGCGCCGAGTCGTCCTGTCTCGGCATCTGCCGGCATCGTCCCCGTGCCGGCCAGTGGGCGCCCGAGACGCGCACGGCGCGCAGCGATCGCCCGTTCACGATCGGTAGCGAACTTGCCCACGCAGGCGTGCAGGGCCTCCAGCTCGTGCCCGACACGCACCGTCGCGGCGGCGCCGATCCACTCCATCCGCTGCGCGTTCCGCACCCGCATCGCCCGCGACAGCTGATCCATCACAGCCACACCATCGTTGACGCTCAGGAACCCGCGACTGCCGCGCATGTACCGCACCCGGCGGCGAATCCAACGCCGGCGCCAGATCCGCAGCTCCCCCGTAACCGGGTGCGCCCAGACCCGCTTCAACCGCGGATCGACCGCCAGCATCGAGTAATTCGCGCTTATCAGTGCTCTAGTTGCGCGGCAGCGCCGGCGCG